CCGCTTCGCGGCCCCGGTCCGGGGGGAATGTTCGCGGAATGTTCTTTTCTTTTATACTACTTGTTAAATTATATAAATACTTCTTTTTTTATATCTTAAATGATTCCTAATTTCTTTAATTTATTTTATGAATCTACTTAAAGATTATACCATAGAAAGTATAAGAATGTTTCGTTGCATTTCCTTTATTCTTTTTCTTCTTTCATGTAGCTCTGTATCAAGTTTTAGTAATAAACCCATTATTCGTGGACCCACTGCTCCATTAAAAAACGTAGATTTATTTGACCAATTTGTAGTTGCAAAAGGTGTCCAACCTGCATTTCTACGTGAAGCTGAACTCAAACACGGAAGACTCGCGATGATTGCTACGATTTTATTACCTCTTGGTGAACAATTAACTGATAATCTCGGAATTTATTTTTTTCAAGATCATCCTGAGTTTATTGAATTAGGACTTTCTCTTATGTTTATAAGTGAATTTTCTTCTATGATTCGCGGGTGGGAGAATCCTCTTGTTAAACCCTTCACAATAAAAAAAGACTACCAACCTGGTGATTTTGGATTAACTTTTGGAGTAACTGAATCATCATTAGGGGACCAAATGGATAAGGAATTAAATAATGGAAGATTGGCAATGATTGGTATTTTAGGTATGATGGTACAGGAATTAGTTACTCAACAACCACTTTTTTAGTGTTTTCTCATTGTTTTACACTGATATAGATATTTTTATTTATCTATATCATGTCTATTTTTTGCAAGTTTAATATCGAAACAACTAATAACAAAACGATTCAAATTACTAACATGGCGAAATCATAACCAATATGTTTATTTGGATATAAATTAGTAAATGTATAATTTGTTGAAGTAAAATTATTTTCATTTATTTGCAATACCACATTATTCAGTTCGTCTATTTGAAATACAAATTGCTGATTCATTTTTATTTTTTTATAAATATCTCTAATTTTTGTAAAAGACAATTTCAAAAATGGTGTTGAATAAATATTCAACCATATACTTACAAATAGAGCGATTATTAGGAGATTATTCATTTTTCAATTTATATTGAATGATATTTCTAGTAAATATTATTCAATTTTCTATTATTTGCACACGTATTTTCTTTTTTATTTTATCTTCATCTTCAAATAAATACAATTTACACGAAATATATGTATAATTTTCGATATCCATCATTGTCGTTATTCTTGATAACAATTTTAATTCTTCTAAATAAACCATATAGGTGTACATACCATTTGTTTTTTTATTTTTATCAAACAAAATACCTTTTTGTAACTTGTTCATAATATCTGTTTCTGTGTAACAACGATATAGTAAATTGCAATCTGTTTGAACTTTACGAATAGATCTCATGGAATGATTAATATAATCTATTTGATTTAACCAATATTCTAAAAAGTTTTTTGAATATATACTCATATTTTTAACCAACCCCATTTTTTCAATAATCAACATTTGATTCAATAAATCTACTAATCTACGTATTGGACTTGTAATATGAATATAGGATGATATATTCATCGCTTCGTGATTTATATTACACTCCTCATCATATAAACTATATTGTCCAGAAACATTGTTCCAACTGTTTATTACTCGCCGCGTGTTCTCGTCAATTGATAAATCTAATTCCTTTTTTACAAAATTATAATGAGACGTTCTAAATATTCCCAACTTGTTTTTTTCAAACCATTTACCACACAAATGGTTCATTGTTATCATCCAATGAGATACGACGTCATGACTATTTTTAACATTACTATCCATTTTTTGAGATATTTCAAATAAATCTTGATAATGTTTATCGTTCAATACATTGTCGTATTTTGCAATATTATGCGAATCTTCATATATATAGTTTTTTTTAACGCATATTAAAACGTTTCTATATCTTATATCACATTCATCGCAAACGTTACCATGATTATCTACAACAATATCCATTGCAAATGCAAACCGAAGTTTATCTTGTTGCAAACTACATAAATTATCAGACAAAATTGTGGGTAACATTGGACGCCGTTGGTCTGGCAAATATATTGTGGATACCCTTTTGCTAAATGAATTCCATAATTCGAGACTCTCTAACCAAAAATACACATGTGAAATATATACAGTGATTTGCCATTTTTCACCTATTTTTTTTATACTAAACCCATCATCAAAATCTAAACTGTTTTGAGGGTCTATTGTAAATACATAGATATCTCGCTCATCTTCTATATTGAAATTTGAATTTTTGAATATTTTATCTATGTATTGTTCTTGTGTAATATTTTTGAAACTATCCCTTGTTTTTTTCGTAAAATTGTTCAGTGATATATGTAAACTTTTGCAATACAATTGATATTCATAAAATACAGATAAATCATCTACATCTCCTAATGTTTCTAATAGCATACCATGAGGGTGTTTATCTACCCAACTATCATATTTGAATATTACGTATTTGTTCTGATACACTTTATTAAACCCTATTTTAATATCATATGGTACCAAAAATGCAGGTAAGTGTTTGTCATCTGGAATACACTTATATAACAAACGTTTTTTATTCTCTGTTCTTCCAAATGTTTTGTTATTTTCTAAAAGTAAAATACCTGCAATATATTCACAATTCCTTACAGGTGATGCAATTATATGTATTTTTATTTCAGTTTCGTTATTTTCAATAGTTATAATATCTTTTGTAAATAATTTGTATTTTGCCGGGTCGGTTTTGGATGCAATTTCAATATCTTTTATTTCAATATTTGTTTCATGATTTACCAAACTCCATGACGTATAATCACGATTTGTAATTAATATACGCGTTTTTAAATTCATTTGTATATATAGTGCGTTATTTTTATTATCATTTACTAATTTCAATTTTACACATTTATACAAACGTTTTTTGTATAAATAACTAGAATGCGTTTGGTAAATCATAAAAATCTTTATTCCCATAAAATAAATAAGAAAATGCTTGTTGAAATATGCCGATATTAGCACCTTCTACACTTCCACGAGAACTTATAATATTCTCACTTTGCGTTAAATTTGATAAGAATGGTAACATACAAGAAAAATTACGCTGTGCTTTTCGTATCCCTATTGGTAATTCATTATCTTTATTTAAAATTTTATTATAATTTTGGTAATATTGCAATTTATCTATATCATCTTTGTGTGATACTTTTAACTGTATTCGCAAGTTATCATCTTTTTTATTAATACATCCAACATGTATAAGGTTTGCATTAAATAATATAATATCTCCTTTTTTACAAGGAATATTCAATACTTTATCAAATATATTTATACTATACGAATTAATATCTTTATGACTATTTGGTATTACTCCTAAGCATTTTTCCATATCTTCTAAATAAACAAGCATTGTATATGACGGGTATTTTTGGTTTTTATTGAAAAAATCACCATTATTATCACGATGACATGTATGAACTACCGATTTTTTAATTACCCATACATAATCTTGAAACATATGATTTTCAGATGTATTATTCTTAATCAAGTTCAATATTTTTACATTATTCAATAATTTTGTTTTTACATCATTATATTTTTCATTTTTACATTTTTCAATAATTTCGTTAATTTCATTTGCATCAAGAACATTTTTGAAGACTTTTACACCATGTTCTTGTAAGTTAAACGTGTCACTATTATTTTCAATAATATCATTACTAAAAAATAATTTTATAACTAATAATAAAAAAATTATGATAAATATTATTATCCATATATTTTTCAAGTATTTCATATATATATTATATTCACAAAAAATATTTACACATTTATTTGTATAAATTGTTTATCCCATTTTTCTAATATATCCAACGGAATTGGTTTACAGTCAACATGTGATTCCCAAAAAAATTTACAAAATGCCCATTTAAATTCTAATTTTGAAGAATATAAACTGGAAAAATTGGTCAATAAATAACTTGATATTTTATTTGGTAAAAGTTCAAATTGTGACACTGGTAATACATATGATAATTGGGTATATGGTGAAAATGGTTTGCTATTATTTTCTAAAATAAATTCTGTTTCATAATGTGGAATATAATGAATTAAATCAACTAATAACGGTGGATAATGATAATTGTATTTCCATTTCCAATCTGGACAACCATGTGTATAATATTTATATACCCATTCTAATCCTTCAAGATAATTATTACAAATATTTTTTAAATTTGCAGTTTCACGTGTTTCATGCAATAATATTTTATAATATCGGTCTTCCCAATTCAAATCATTCGGTGATATATATTTTTCTTCTGCTCTAAAAATAACAGGTACATTATTTAAGAAATTCTCCTTTTCTTTTTCAGTAGTCTGTTCATATTTGCGATTTTCCATTTTATCACGCAGAGAGTATTCGTTTAAAATATATTCCTTTTCGTGTTTTGCAATTTCTTCTAATAAAATACGTACATTCCTCCATTGTATTTTTCTGTCTTTTGAAATTAAATATCTATCTTCACAGTTTCCGATACATTTTCTATATGTATCGATTAATATTTGAATACCATAAGTACGTATATTCAATGCAGGAAAATGTGGAAGAAAATCATTTCCTAATAAAAAGCATAAAAATACATAATCATTTACCCTATCATATGTTGAATATTTACAATCCATTTCTGATAATATGGAATGTCCTAGCAAGTCAATATTCAAAAACAATGGTAATTTTACAGACACTTCGTTAACCTTTACACTATTTGCAAATTCGGGTGCTTCCCTGAACACATATATGTTTTTACAATATACTAATTGAAATATAGACAACATTATCAAATCCGCATCTAATCCATATATTGCAACTATATCTTGTTTTGTCATATTATTACGTATATGGTCATATATTTTATGTTCACCTTCACCAGGATCAACTGACGGTGTTACAATAATTTGTTTAACTGCATATTTTTGTTCTTTTAAAGCAAATTCATATATAATACGCTTTGATAATAAATTCATAAAATTAGTTCCAGGTGTAATAGAAGTTGTGTTCCATATCGATTTAGGCGCTTGTATGGACCCATTTTTGAAAGACATTTTTGAAAGGAATTCTGATTTATATCGACGTGTTCGCTGTTGTTCCATTTTTGCAAAAGGCGCTACTCCATCAAACCCGATAAATATTGTATCAGTGGGTTTTATATACAATATATATTTTTGAATGCTTACAATTACTGTATCTATTATTCGATTTTCAATTTCTTCTTTGGTCATTTTATCAATTGCATTTTCTTTAACTAAACTATGATATGCATCATATATAATTGAATTTGCATCAATAAATAAATGATTGAAAATTGTTTTCTGTTTGTTTCGGTGAAAATCTAAATTACGTATAATATTAGAATGATTTTTAATAATATACGAAAAGTAACTTGGAATACCCATTTTCTATATATATAAACACAATACTTTTAAATCCATTTAATAAATGAATTATTTTTTTTCCACGAAATTTAATCTATAAATATAAATTATAATGTTTACAACTATATCAAGTTCAAAGGAAACTATAATATTTATTAAAAATAAAATTAAATATATATATGATGTAATAAGAAGCACGATATTTTCAGTACAAAATAATAAACGTAATGATATATTATCAAATAGCGATGTCAATAATTGTATATCGACTCTTACTGAATTATATAATAAAATAAAGGAGTTTGAAAACTTCGATACTTCTATAAATGAAGAAAAATTGTTAGATGACTTTCAATCTCTTCTTGAAAAACTCTCGGTAGTTATTTGTAGTTTTGGAACTTATCATTTAAAAGATTTATTGAATATATCATTTGGTTCTCATTTTACTGAAAATAAAAATGAAAATATACTTTTACAAGAAAAACAAGATTTAATACACAAATATATTCACCCATTTGGATATAAAACGGTGAATTGGAAAAAAAGTATAAATTATAACCAATTGTTTAATAGAAAAACATTGTGTTCTGATAAAATAACTGATGAATTCATAATAATAGAAAATGCTTGCAATTTTGAATGTTTTGATATAGATGTATCATCAGCTAAATCATTTTACCATAAAATAAATGGAATACGGGTTGTTTTACAAAACGAAAAAATACAAAAAACCATTATAATTAACGGGATTATTGATGATATAGTATTAGATTGTTTTTCAAATAAATACATAGATTATAGAAAAAATGATATTTATGAATATATTAGAAAAAAATATACAATAAACGATGAAATATTAAAACGCATTATTGATTGCTTGACATTAAAAGACATTTTAATATATAGCAATGAAGATATATACAAAAAGTACAATAGTATAATATCTGAAATCAATACAATTCAACAAAATAAAATCAATACTATTATTAAAAATTTTGTAGAAATGGATATGTATTCTCAACGCAGTATGTTAATAAATTTATTTTTATATAATAATAACGATGAAATTCAATATATAAGTTATTTATTATACGATTTGATAACTACATATAAGAGTACATCATCAGATTCAAATGAACAAATACTTATATATGATAGTTTACCATGGAAAATAAAAATGTATTTCAAAGACATTATGAAATTTACTATTAAATATACGCAAGATATGAATAATAAATATGATATTAATCGCGTTTCATTTGAGCAGCAAATATATTTGATGAAAGCACCTGAATATATAAAAGAAAAGGCAATGACTAAATTGAAAGAAATAAAAGGAAAAAATGATGATTCTTGTATAAAAACACGACAATATTTGGATGCATTATTAAAAATACCATTTGGAATATTTAAAGAAGAACCTATATTGAAAATAATCAAAGAAACAAATCAGCTTTTTGTTGAAGCTACGAAAAATAATATTATAAATATTCCTATTAAAATCAAATATTCGATACATGAAATTAATAAATACATAACTGAAATGGATAACAGTTATAAAAATAAACAAATGAATGAAATATCAGCAATTATAAATAAAAGTAATACAAAACAACTTATTAGTATTATTCATTTTATAGAAGATTTAATAAAAACAAAAAAAATAAATTATCATTTTAATATAAATCGTAATATAAAAGAAAATAGGATTATTTTTATTAATAATTTTTTGGAAAAAAATGTTCAATATAGAGAAAATGTTTACAATTATCTAAAAGATAATAATATAGATACCGATAAAACTATATTAAGTTCTCAAATAATAAATATCAAAAAAAATACAGAATTTATTGATAAATCTGTTAAAAATATAAATGATGTTCTTGACGAATCTATATTTGGTCACGACCATGCAAAAAAACAAATTCTTAAAATAATTGCACAATGGATGAATGGAGAACAAGGTGGATATTGTTTTGGATTTGAAGGTTCTCCTGGTGTTGGAAAAACTTCTCTTGCAAAAAAAGGGTTGGCAAAATGTTTAGTAGATGAAAATGGAATTTCAAGACCATTCGCATTTATTGCACTTGGTGGTTCTTCTAATGGCTCTACTTTGGAAGGACATAGTTACACTTACGTAAATTCTACTTGGGGTAGAATAACTGACATATTAATGGAAACAAAATGTATGAATCCTATTATTTACATTGACGAATTAGATAAAGTTAGTAAAACAGAACATGGGAAAGAGATTATTGGTATTTTGACACATTTAATAGATACTACACAAAATGATACATTTCAAGATAAATATTTTAGTGGTATCAATCTTGATTTATCAAAAGTTCTCTTTATTTTTTCATATAATGACCCTGACCAAATTGATAGAATTTTATTAGATAGAATTCACCGTATTCGATTTGACAATTTATCATTAGATGATAAAAAAGTAATTGTTTCGAAATATATTATACCTGAAATTAATAAGAAAATGGGTTTTGCAAATGAAACTGTTGAATTGAGCGATGATGTTATTGAATATATAATTGAAACATATACGCTTGAATCCGGTGTTCGTAAATTAAAAGAAGTTTTATTCGATTTATTCGGTGAAATTAATATCGAATTGTTAAAATACGAGAGTGATATAAATATTCCATTCATTATTACAAAAGATTTGATTGACAATAAATACTTGAAAAAATATTATAAAATAGAATATACAAAAATCCACGAAGAAAATCAAGTTGGTATAATTAACGGATTATGGGCGAATTCTCTTGGTAAAGGCGGTATTATTCCTATTGAAACCAATTATTTCCCTACATCTAATTTTCTTGATTTAAAACTAACTGGATTACAAGGAGATGTTATGAAAGAAAGTATGAATGTAGCTAAAACTCTTGCTTGGAATTTAACAAATGATAAGCAAAAAACATTGTTGTTAAAAAAATTTAATGATACAAAATGTCAAGGATTACATGTTCATTGTCCGCAAGGCGCTGTTTCAAAAGATGGTCCTTCCGCAGGGACTGCTATAACAATTGCTATATATAGTTTATTCAATTCCTTAAAAATTAAAAATAATATAGCAATTACCGGAGAAATAAATTTACAAGGACAAGTAACTGCAATTGGTGGTTTAGAATCAAAAATTTTAGGAGGTATTCGTGGCGGAGTGACCACTTTTCTATTTCCCAAATCCAATTCTCGCGATTTTAAAGAATTTATGGAAAAATATGAATCAAAATCTATAATATCAAATATTACATTTATTGAAATTTCACATATTCAAGAAACAATAAAATATGTATTTGAATAAATTTAGTCATTCTATAACGATAGTTATATTTCTCTTTGTATATTATACCATATACAAAAAATGGCTGAATTAAATTTAACAAATATTTTTTATACAGCATACAGATTATCTCCATTTATACTTGTTAGTTTTTTTACACTATCGTCTATTCTTAATCAAGATCTTAAAGGTATAATATATTTAGCTGGTCTTTTGATTGCATGTTTCTTTTCAGTAGTTGTTGGTAAAAATAATGTATTTGATAAAAATGAAGAGCCAGCAACTATATGTAATTCATTTATTATTGGTACTGCTGAACCATTTTCAAGACTACCATTAAGTATGACTGTATTTACATATACATTTGGATATCTATTATACATAATAGGTTTATATGGTTTAGCAAAAGATAACATAACTAGTATAGTATTATTTTCAGTACTTATTATTTCAGATTGGACATGGAATATATTTTTTACTTGCAATAGTCACATACGATTAATCGGTGCATTTTTAATTGGTAGTGGAATTGGGGTTGCATGGTCTGCTATTATTGCGAGTACAAAACAAGTACAACTTCAATATTTCAATGGAATTTCGAATAAAGAAGTATGTTCAATTAATAAAAATGTTAAATTTAAATGCATACCTAGAAAATCCTAATAATATTTCATAAAATTCATATAAAATGTATGAATTTTATTTTACACAGTAATCTGATGTTGTATTCATGCCACTTGTTTTACTTGAAAATATTGTATTAGCATTTTTTGGAAGATAGTTTGGTAAACTTATAAAAACTGGTTTTATATATACAATTTTTTTACCAGTTTTATTTGGAATATTAGTATATTGTATTTTTGGGGTTACATTGTTCATTTTACTTAGATATACACTATCTTCGTAATTTGGAACATATGTATTTGCGCCATATTTATAACTACCTGGATTATAATAAGTAGGAAACCCTTGTGGTTTACTATATGGAATTAACACCTTGTTTCCACATGGGTCTAAAACCATCGTAGTACCTATTGAACTTCCATATATTCCACTTTGATATTTAATCGATTCTTCTGTATCATGATACAATACATCATAATTATTTGTATCATATGATTTAAATATTAATTCAGTTTTATCGTCGTTGGTAGTATAACCAAAAGGTATTTTTTTCATTTTTGTAGCAGAAATTTTATAATATCCATCTGGTATAACACCATTCGATGGAATATCAATATCGTAAATATTTTCTAAACCTTCATTTAAATCATAAATTTGATATATTATACCTAATATTAATATAACCAATGATAAAAATATTAAAAAATTATAATTCATTCTATTATGAAATATAATAATATATTTGTTCAATTAAAAATATAAAATTGATTTATTATTCTAAATAATATTATAATATAACAATATATATTTAGAATGATTATTCCAGTTAAATGTTTCACATGCGGAAATGTACTTGCTGATAAATACAGATATTTTCTAGAAGAAGTTAGACGTATAAAAATATCACAAGGTTTACAAGTAGAAAATGTAGTATATCTTACTAAAAAAAATATGGAAAAAACACCAGAAGGTGTAGTACTAGATAATTTAGGTCTTAAAAATGTATGTTGTAGAAGACATATGTTAACACATGTAGATATCGAATAAAATCTACATATATTCTATATGACAAAACATACCAAGACTAAAACGTATAAACGCAAAATTTCCAAAAAAAAGAAATCAAGAAGAAATAGAATGAAAGGGGGTGGGTGTGGATGCAATAGCACAATTATGACTGGTGGTTTAGCAAATAGTCCATATTATTATGAATTAAATACACATAATGTAGACCCAACTGCGCCTTCGGTTATTGTAAATTCGCGTTTATTACCAAATCCTACTTTTACAAAAGGAGGGAAAAAACGAAAACAAAATAAAAAAATCATCAAAATGAAAGGAGGAACAGCAGATTTAACAAAAACATTTAGCACAATCGCTGCCCCTTTTTTTCCTGCGTCCAATTTCATGAATCCAGTCGTAAGTAACGGAACAACTGCCGGCGCAATTACATCAAATGTTATATTAACTGGAAATGCAAATCTAACAAATCCATCACCAATGGTTAATAATATTCAATATAATGACAAACATCTTGTATAAATATCTTTTTATAATTTATATTATCATGGCAATTATTCCTGGTATTAAAAAATTATGTACTCCTGCTCTTGTTTATTTTATTATATCTGTTATTTCCATTATTGTAATGGCCTTTCAAAATTATGGAAACACAGATTTATATTGTTTAGGTGTGTATTCATGTAATGTTACAAGTGTTGGAATTATTTTTGTACTTAAATTTATATATGTACTATTTTGGACATGGGTTCTGAACATCATATGTAGAAATGGATATGAAAATGTTTCTTGGTTTTTAGTTTTATTCCCTTATATACTATTATTTGTATTATTGGGTCTTCTAATGATAAAACTTTAACTGAATTTTTATATACTATTTATATAGTATATGAAAACTATTTCAAATAAAAATAAGATTAAAACGACTCGTAAAATATATCCAAAAATAAATGGAAAAATCATTGAAAAAAAAAATGGATGGGTTGTTGCTGAAATTCGAGGCGATGCATATGAACGTGGATATGCTCATGGTGTTTTATTGTATAAAGAATTGAAACGTGTTGTATATTCATTTCCTTTTATTGTAAAAAAATATTTTGAAACATCATTATCGAATTATATTAAAGTATGTAAACTGCAAGTAAAAGAAGTAATCAAAAATGATTTCCCCGAAATTTATGATGAAATGCGCGGAATAAGTGATGGTGCAAAAAAAATGGGGGTACATTTTTCAGTCGACGCAATAATTGCATGGAATTCTGCTTTTGGAATGGAACCTTTTTTTGAAAAAGAACACAAAAAGAAAATAGAAAGATGTAGTGCCTTTATTGCTACTGGCGATTCAACCCAAAATGGTGAAATAGTAATGGCTCATAATACCCATACCGATTTTTTAAGCGGACAGTTAATGAATGTAATTATGTATGTATATCCATCATCTGGTAATAATTTTGTTATGCAAATTGCACCAGGATATATAATGAGTGGTACAGATTGGTTTCTATGTTCAACGGGAATAATCGGTTGCGAAACTACAATTGGCGGCGCTGAATATAAACCAAAATTCGGCTCTCCATTTTTTTGTAGAATTCGACAAGCTATGCAATATGGTAAAACTTTGGATGAATATGTTGAAATTATGTTGAAAAATAATGCAGGAGATTATGCATGTTCTTGGTTATTTGGTGATATAAATACGAATGAAATCATGCAATTTGAAATTGGATTGGATAAACATAATATCAATAGAACTAAAAACGGATTATTTTATGGAATGAATTCAGCTTTTAGCTTCGATTTGAATAATACAGAAACAACTGATACTGACTTTCATGATTTTTCAAGTTCATCGGGTTCTCGTAATTATAGATTAGATGCATTGTTGAATAATATTTATAGTGGAAAAATAAATACAGAAAATGCTAAACAAATCATTAGTGACCATTATGATGTCTATTTGAATAAAGAAATTATGAATGGACGTTCTATATGTAACCATGGTGAAAAAGATAAAGACGGAACGACGAAGCGAGACGCATTTTATCCAAGAGGTTGTACAGATGGTAAAGTAGTCGATAGTAAAATGGCAAGGAATTTACAATTTGAAGGACGATTTGGTTCAGCATGTGGTCGTGTTTTCAATGCGAAAAATCATTTTAAGTTGCATCCTGAATATAAAAGCTGGGAACCTTATTTAAAAAATATATCAAATGAACCATGGATTACTATTCGTCCTTAAATGTTTCACATGGTTCTCGTAATAGGGCGTGTAACTATATACTTTTTCTTCATTTCTATATTCATTATTACTATTTTTATAGTATTTTGTAATTCTATATATTCTTTTATTTCTGAAAATATGTGATTATAAGATGAATCCATATATAATAACATATAATATTTATTTTACAAAATATTTGATTTGCATATACAATATAATTAAAAAATGTTGTATTATATAAAAACTCTATTTTCATAAAGTATATAAAATTATAATTTTTCATAATTCATGAAACAAAGTTGTATTACATCATTCTTTAAAAAAACACAGCATCAAATAAAAACTCCAAACATTCAAGTTACATCTAGTAGAATACAACTACCAATTCCATACACACTATTTTTTGACGGTTGTAGTAAAGGAAATCCCGGACCAGCCGGGGCAGGTGCTGTTCTATATCAAGGAAATAAAGAAATATGGGTAAAATCCATATTTGTTGGAAATAATTCTACAAACAATGTAGCAGAATATACTGGTCTCATTATTGGGTTACATCAAGCAGTAAATAAAAATATCAAAGAACTTGTTGTCAAAGGAGATAGTATGTTAGTAATCAAACAAATGAAGGGTGAATATAAAGTGAGCTCCAAAGATATGCAACGTTTGTATGAAAATGCTAAAAGTTTCGAAAAATCGTTTGATAAAATTGTCTATGAACATGTATATAGAGAACATAATAAACGTGCCGATCAATTATCAAATGAAGGACTGAATGTTCAAGATATAGAGAACAATACAAAAAATTGATTTAAATAATAATAAAATATAACTAAATAAAATATAGATTATATTATTTAGTAAAATGAATCCTCAAATTTCAAAAATTAGCGAAGAAGATGATGTTTATAAATTTACATTAAATGGTATTAATGTAAGTATTGCCAATGCATTACGTCGTATTATTTTATCAGAAATACCGACAAATGTATTTTATACAGAAACATACAATGATAATAAATGCAATATTGAAGTAAACAACCCACCGCGCCTACATAATGAAATTATTAAACAACGATTAAGTTGCATTCCTATTCATGAAAAAGATTTAGATGTATTACCGGATAAATATATTTTAGAATTAGACCTCAAAAACGAAACTGACAAAACAATTATTGTAACCACCGAACATTTCCGTATTAAAAACAAAATGAATGGCAATTATTTGACACGTGAAGAAACAACACGAATCTTTCCTCCATGTAAAAAAACAAACAGATATATTGATTTTGTAAGACTAACCCCTAAAATTGGAAATGAAATTCCAGGAGGACATATTAAATTAAATTGCGAATTTTCAGTAAGTAATGCAAAAGTAAACAGTATGTTCAATGTCGTTTCAAAATGTACATATGGAAACACTCCGGACTTAGTGAAAATTGATAGTATTTGGGAATCCATGGAATCAAAATTACAAAGCGAAGAACTAACCAACGAAGAAATTGAATTTCAAAAACGTAACTTCTATATGCTAGACGCACAACGTCAATTTATTCCAGACAGTTTTGATTATTCAATCCAAACCATTGGAGTGTATACGAATCAAGAAATTGTCAAAAAAGGCTGTGCCATATTACAAAACAAATTTGTAGATATGATACAAATGATAGAAAGTGATATTGTTCCAATCAATCACAGTGAAGCCACCATCGACAATTGCTATGATGTTATTTTAGAAGATGAAGATTATACAATTGGAAAAGTATTGGAATATGTACTATATGAAAAGTTTTACCAAGGCGAAAAATCATTGAGTTTTTGCGGATTCAAAAAATACCATCCACATAGTAGTCACAGCGTTATTCGCGTTGCATTCAATGATTTTACGGATAAAACTGCTGTAAGAAATGTATTAAAATCCGCATGCACTGATGCACAAGATGTCTTCCTTAAAATATTCAAATTATTTTAGATTTTCCGCTATTCTATAAAAATGTATATATTTTTGTATTCATTTTTTCATATCCGATTGTATTCAAATGCAATCCATCTTCCATAAAAAATTCTTTTTTTGATAAAATTTTATTTACGTTTACATATATTGTATTACTATGGTTATTACTATATTTTCGAATGCTATTATTGATGTAATCGATAATTTTTATTTTACCATTGTACATAATCGGTGATTTTATTAGCGATATTACTATGATTTTTGATTTTGGGAATTTTGTTAACAAATCACCTAAACATAATTCTATATTATTTACTATGTTTTTTTCATTTATATTGCCTAATAAATCATTGCCACCGCAATAAAATATTATATATTCAGGTTTTATTGATGGAATTTTTTCCAAATATTTTGATAAATCTGTGGTTACTAAACCACTTTTGCCCATATTTATAACTTCTTCGTTTTCATGATTTGTCGTAAAGTTTTTCCAGTGTTTTATTATACTACTTCCTAATAATAATATTTTCATATATATTGTACACACAATATAATGACTTTGTAAATACAACCCATTTTTATATTTATATAATTAATATAAATACAATACAAAATTATATAGTAAACAATGTGGAATATTACTCCAATTATTGGAACAACATTTTATATTTATGTTTCTCGTTTATTAAAATATCATTTTCAAAATAACTCAAATAAAAATTATATTATTGTTAATTATTTTTCTATTTTACACAATATAATATTAGCTTCTTTCAGCTTTTATACATTTATATCTTTATGTAAAATAATCAATGACCAAGGTATTTATTTTGGAAATAATATGTATATGTCACAACCGTATATAAAAAATTTGATTTTTTGGTTTTATATATCTAAATATTATGAATATTTCGACACATTTTTATTATACGTAAAAGGACGTGAACCTATTTTTTTACAAAAATATCATCATATAGGCGCAGTTGTATGCTGGCATCTATGTTATAAATATAATGTAGATGCTGTTGTTTTTGGTACTATTTTTAACTCATGCGTGCATTCAATAATGTATTCTTATTATTTGATGACTATTTTCAAATTAAATATTCGCGGTATGCGAATGTATATTACAAGTGGACAAATGATTCAACTCGTTTTTGGTGGATTATACGGGTTGTATTATTATTATCCGCCAGTAGAAAACATGCGAAATTATAGTATCATAGTGTTTTTTAATTTATATATAGTAGGACTGATATATTTGTTTGCTAAATTTATGGTGATAAATTATTGTAAAAATCCTGTCAAAAAAATAATATGATTTATACATCCAGCATAAAATTGAACTTCAATTGAACAACAAAGTGAGGAACATATACCCTTCATTTGATTTCTTTATATTGTATTTTATATTGTATTATCAAATATAATATAAAAATAATCCGACTTTAAACTTATACAAAAGCAATCCGCCTTTAACTTTTATTAAATATGGAAAAAAGATTGAATAGAATTTCCGAAACATATATAACCAATTTCAAAAACAACATCCGCGATAAGATACTTGAAATCAGTTTTGAAGAAAAAACAAAAATAAATGAATTAATTGAATATGTATATGAATATGAACGTCTTACATTTGTAAAAGAAGATTTTATTAAAAGAAAGCGTGTAAAAAATTCAATACCATCTACAAATAGATGCAATGCTCGTAGAGCAAATGGTGAACAATGCACTCGCCGTAGAAAGGAAAATTGTGAATTCTGCGGAACCCATTCAAAAGGTGTTCCTCATGGATTTATGGAAGAAGAAGATGTAACTCAATCTACTCAAAAATTAGAAGTGTTTGCAGAAGATATACAAGGGATTGTATACTATATAGACAAATTCAACAATGTCTATAAAACAGAAGATATCATTTCAGGAAAAGATAATCCTCATATTATTGCTAAATGTATAAAAAATAGCAATGGATATAGTATACCATCACTTGGATTATAATGACGATAAATCCGGACTTCCTTTTGAAATCTTTCGCACTATGTTTTCTTTTACAACTTCTTCACGATTGTCCATTATAAAATTATTTATCTCGCCTGCTTTTATTGTGTCGCCTTCACAATATTTAGCTAAAATGTCTAATAATGATTTTTTTGTTATAGGTTTTTTTACATTCTTTTTGCTATACATGATTTGACCATCTTTCAAATCAAAACAGTCGATTTCATTATTTTTCATCACCTCAATTAATTTTTTTGAAATATTTTTTTTTTCATCCATACGTTTTTTAGCTTCTTTTTGTAATGCTCGTATTTCATTGTCAATTTTAACCCATTCTTTTATTGATTTTATTAGTTGTTCTTTTGTTTCCATTATATATTTCAATTATATTATATTTAGAATAATAAATATAATATATTTATATATTTTTCAATATTAATATATAGTAAATGATATTTTCATATAAAAACAGACATGTCAATAATTATAGTCAAATGCAATTTAATAATGTAAAACCGCAACCTGCATTATCAATGAATATGAATATACCAGAACGACCACCAGTTACATTTGCAGCTACAAATAATGTTGTAGAAGATACAAATAAACCAAAAAAAATGAAATGGGGAGAACCAACATGGTTCTTATTCCATTCATTGGCCGAAAAAATAAAAGAACAGCATTTCAATGATGTAAAAAATGAACTTTTAAATACTATTTATGTTATTTGTAAAAATTTACCTTGTCCTATGTGCGCTACCCATGCGACTCAATATATGAATGCCGTTAATTTTAGTACTATTCAAACGAAAAAAGATTTGATTGATTTATTGTGGCGATTTCATAACGAAGTCAATGTCAGAAAAAATGTTCCCATTTTTCCATATGAACAGTTGCAAGAAAAATATTCAAGAGCGAATTTAGTAAATATTATTCAGTTGTTCATGTACCATTTTAAAGATAAACATGCAAGTTTGAAAATGATTGCTGACGATATGTATCGTCAAAAAATTGCCGCCAAAATGCAAGATTGGTTTAGGCAAAATTTACAATATTTCAATTACTAATATATTTGTATAATATATACACATATATGAATAATGAATTACAATTACCTCTACGAAATAAACCAACTGTACGAAATAACCCAACTGTACGAACTAAAACTATAAAAAAACTACTTACACCTTTTGTTACGTCTGTAATGAATAGATTTAGACGACATTCCAAAATAAAAATGGAATCTCCAATAAAAGAAAGTATTAATCCTGTAACTGAATATTCAACACCAATGAACTTACAAATCCCTGTTCGAAAAAAAGGTGGTAAAACCAGAAAAAATAGAAAAACCAAAAGAAAACAATGAAGTTCTTGGTCATGCAATAACATAACCCTTTGTCGTTTTTTTTCGAACAATTTTTTGCGTCTTTTTCGCATGCAATTGTTCATGACACTTTTCACAAACTGCTGCTAAATTTGCCGCATGATTTTTATGAAATGTTCCTATAAACCCTTTTTTATCTGCGTCTTTTTGTGGCGATAAGTGATGTACTTCTTCACTTAATTCCGTTTTGCATATTTCACACAAACCTCGGACTTTTTTCGCATTATATACACTTGTTTTATGTGCAAGTTCTCCTTGATTTATTGGATAATATTTATTACGTATTACATACGCTTTCTCTAAAAAATCTTCCGGTAAATACAATGATTTACATACTTCCAATCCGTACATACGGTTACCCGGTCCATCTCGCAATTTACGGTCATATACCAAACAATCAAACTCTCTGTCGAAGTGAACTGCCATATGTTTTATTTCCATATTGGCAAGAGATTTAATTTCATCATAATCCAATACTTCATGAAAATGTGTTGCAAAAATATACGTTGATTGTTTTTCATTCAAATGCATTAATCCCGCTGTAAAAATACTCAACGCGGATTCAGTTTCTGTTCCAGAGCATAATTCATCGCCCAATATCATACTATATTCATCCGCCCCGCGTAATATCATGCGTAGCTCCGACATTTCCACCGCAAATGTCGAAAGACCTTTGAATATATTATCATTTCCTAATATTCGCGAATATATTGTTCTGTACGGTTTAAATATAAAACGAGAACATGGAACAAATAAACCGCTTTGTGCCATTATTGTCGATATACCGATTGCACGTATTAAACTGGTTTTTCCGACCGCGTTCGTTCCGTACAATAACATCCCCGTTTTTATAGAATCATCTATTTTCCCCCCGAGCAGTAAATCATTCGGTACATATACTTCATTTTGTTGTATATGTTCTATTAAACAATGTCTCAAATCATATGCATGAACATAAGAACTTGTAGTAAATGCATCACTGTCTATTTCTGGACTCACATAATTATATTCATTTGCAATATATGCTTTATTTTGGAGAACATCTACTTTTGTTATATATTTTGCAATGTTCTCTAATGTTGAAAACCAATTCTTTTCTAATTCATTTAAAAATTCATTATATGCTATTGCTATTTCCATATTAATCTGTTCTTTTAAAGTCAGTATATCTTTGCATATCTTATTGAGAACATTGATTTCAATTTCATCATTACTTGTGGAAGCTGACTTAAATTGAACTTCTTTCGCATTTATGGTGAACCCCGGTGTGATTTGAATCGGCTCCGTTATTTTTGATAATATTGTTTTCAATGTTAATGCTCGCTTTTTAGTAATTTGCAATGAATATCCAGATTTATCAGTTTCGTGGATTTTAATATAGTCAGTTTCGGTACTTTTTTCGAATGTTCTCAACAATGAATTAAAAACATCCCTTATTCCATGAAAAGATGATATACTGTTTTCATATTTTTGGATTAATGCGTCTAGTTGCCTGGATACACCGGTTTGTATTATATTCTTTTCGAAATTTACCATAGATTCTATTTCTATACATGCATCCATTTTCAATTTTGTCTTTATAAAATCCAATAGTTGAGAACATTGTTCTCCAAAATTCGCGATTTTAGTAGAATGTTCTCCAAAATAATGATTCAAATCGGGATTTTCATATAAACATTGGTATATTTGTTCAATGTTCTCAATACTTTTGAATAAATGATATATTGACAATGGGTATATTTTTCTAATAATGATTTGCCTGCATATTTTTTCTATATCACGTATTTCATTCAATTGAGAACGGAAAAACGGTATAAAATGTATATTGTTCTCATCTAACAGAATAGATGTCATTTTATATTCTTTTTTCAACCATTCTTCATCAAATGTTGGATTTGTCAATTGTTGTTTGAATTGTCGTTTTCCCATTGGCGTGCAACATTTATTCAAAAATGAGAGAACCGATGAGTATTTTGAATTCTTCATGCTGTCTTCTGAATTATCATCAATTATATTTAATTGTTTTAATGTATGATTTGCCAATACCATACGATGTGATGTGTTATTGAAGATTGGTTGTTCTATTTTTTTCACTAAATTTGGATTATGTTCTTGAATAAAATTTAATAAAAAACAAAATGATTGAGTTGCAATTTCATTCGAACTGAATTCGGTACATACTTGGTAACATTCTTCTCCAAAAAAAGTAGACAATATATGTTGTATGTATTTTTGTTGAGAACATTTTTTAATAATATCTACATTTTGAGAACATTTTGTATATTTATGAACATGGGCATT